ACAATCTCGTGAATCAGGAAGAAGGCGTCGATAATAATGAGCTAGTGACCAGTGCGCCAATACACGCATATGCCACTACTGCTGAGTTCGATCTAGATGACGGACATCAATTCAACTTTATCTGGCGCGTACTTCCTGATATCACGTTTGACGGATCTACCACGGAGTCACCGAGCGCCGTTATGACGCTATTGCCTATGCAAAACTCTGGCTCTGGGTACAACTCCCCTGCTTCGGTAGGTGGGTCAAATGACGGTACAATTACTCGATCCGCTGTGCTACCGATAGAAAAGTTTACCGGACAGCTCAATACGCGAGTTCGTGGACGGCAGATGGTGATGAAGATAGAGTCTACCGGATCGGGTGTAACATGGCAGTTAGGCTCACCTAGGTTGGATATGCGGCCTGATGGACGACGCTAATGGCTGGAGACAATACTAGATATGACGTTCCGTTCCGTGCCCCAGCACTGCCCTATGCCCCGCAGGTATACGATCAGGAGTCATTTGAGCAGTTTAATAATGTACTTCGGATATACTTTAACCAGCTAGACAACGCGCTGAGAAACGCTATGGCAGTCCAAGAACCGTACCAATTACAAGTATCGAGAGGTCAGATAGCTGGGGCCAGTTCGTTGTATAAGTTTGGGTACAACCCCGATGTTAACGGTACGGAAGAAACAATCTGGTCGCAGGGTGGTGATGTGACGTGGCCTACCGCTGCGTTTACTGCGTTTATCAGTAGTTCAAGTACGGCAGATACTAGCGCGGGTACGGGCGCACAAACTGTCACAGTAGAAGGTTTAGACGAGAACTATGCTGTACAGACCATTACCGTCAACATGAACGGGCAGACGCAAGTACAGATTGGGGATGCTTCTGGTTGGCTGCGTATCAATCGTGCGTTTGTTGCTACGGCTGGAACAGGGGGCACCGCTGCCGGTACGCTTTACATTGCTAATAGTGGCGTTACTTCTGGGGTTCCAACAGGTATTACCTATGCAAGTATTACAGATGGCAATCAAACGCAGATGGCAGTATATACCGTCCCTGCTGGGTATACGCTCTACATCGATGATTTAGTCTTCACCGCTGCCATATCACAGGCTAACAACTACGCTACGGTCAAGTTTGATACGAAAGACTTTGGCTCAAACGTATTTAGGACAAAGTTCATTAACGTACTGCAAAGTAACGAACTAGTGATTGACTTTGAGTTTCCTTTGGCGTTTTCTGAAAAGACAGACATGGAATGCCGTGCTTTAACCAGCAACACAAACAACCAGATCGGCGCATCATTTCAGGGGGTGCTAATAGCAAACTGATATGAGCGAATTTTACGATTCTACTATTATACCAGACCCTTCACCAAGAACTGAGTTCGATAACTTTGTAAACGAGAATAGGGGTGATGGTAAAGAAAGTAACCCTGCCGCTGATCGAGCGCGAGCCAATTTCATGCGGGCTTTGGGGGAGTTTTTTGAAGATTACAACGTCGCTGAAGATGTAAGAAAAACAACCAACGCCTTTGTTTTAGGGCTTCAAGGCATGCAACGCAACCTAGTTGAGATAGGTATGCGGCAGGTGTTTAATCAACTTCAGGCAGGTGCCGATAACATAAATAACCCGCTCCGTGAGGGCTTCATAGGTGGACTAGGGCAGTTAGAGTCTTATGCGCCAGAGTTATATGAATTCTTTGACGATATTTTTGGTGATAACGATACTATATCTAATATAGAGTTTGGGGCAGCTTTTGGTATACCTGAAGAAAAATTACCCTTCACAGAGAGTGCATTGTTAGAAGCTGTTAGCGAGCTACCTAAAACACTTACTGACGGTAACGATTATGAGTTATCAGACGAAGACAAAGCAACATTATTAGGTAGTGACCCAACAGAAGTGGATTTAGAGGATTACGTAAACGCACGGTATGTAACCGCCGCAGAAGCTGCCAATATAATGCGAGAAGAGGGTTATAGCCTTAACGATACTGACGAACTTAAAGACTTTACCGGACAACGAAATCAGGCCGATACTACTACCGCTATTGAGGATTACGTAGACCCCCTAGTGCTATCTAGAGAAGAATTAGAAGCCATTGCAGCCGAACAAGGGTATAAATTAAATGCTGCTGATATCGAAAATTGGGTAGGACAAAGTGACGATCCTACTGGTGACCCTAACTACCAAACTAGAATAGGAGATCTTGCCGATTCAGAGTTTGATAGGAACGCGGTGACCCGCCAAGAACTAATCGATATGTCTAATGACCCAAATGTAGGGTATGTGTTCAGTCAAGAAGAACTTGAAGATCTAGTTGGCAATACTGATGAAGCGGCGTTAAAAGACAAATATGACCTGTTAGGTACATCCCGCGAAGAACTAGCACGAATAGCCCTTGATGAAGGTTATCGTATAGAAGATCTTACCGAAGAAGAAATAGAATCCCTTATCGGTAACGTAAAAGAATCAAAAGCGGTTGACCTTATTGACCCCCGTGCTACATCAGTAGTAGAGGTGCAAGAAGCTGTTAAAAATCGAACTGGTGATGACATTTCGACTACAGCAGCTCAACAGATACTGACCACAATACGTGATGAGAATGATTTAGAGTCTAATGTACCAATTAGCGAAGATCAGCTAAACACGCATGTAAAAGAAAGCATAGAACTAAATATTCAGTATCAGATAGAACGTATAACGACCCCAATACGCAACCTTATATTCGGGACTGGCCCCGGTGGTAAACCTAAAACAGTCCTTGAAATAATGGATGAGATCCTAGAGCAAAGAGCTGCTGGGCCAGCAGGTATGGGTGTCCCTATCAAAGTAACTTTTGACCCTGCACAAGGGACATGGGCAGAATTAAAAATCCCCGTACCGTTTCCTGTAAATGGGCCACCTATTAAAGTGCCTTTGTATGATGCGGAAGGTAATTATATAGGCCCATCAAGTGCGGGAGAATTACTTGTAGACCCTACAACGGGGGTAATAACGCAAGTAAAAGATAATGTAAGTCGGTCAGTAGGACAGGTTACTGGGAATGCCGTGCAGATTTTTGATGCTGCTGGTGAAGTTATCCGTTCAGTTCCGTTAGGGTTAGTAGGAGACTCTAGTTGGGAAGAAGGCGACCATAACCCCTTTGAACTTGATCCAGATAACACTGGAGATATAGTTCCTCAAACTGACGAGAATGGTAACCAAGTAAAAGAATATGGCGCTGACGGTCTTCCTATATACGAACAACCCGATGATGATAAAGACGAAGAAGACGAAGCAGGTGGAGAGACAGCAAGTATCTACGATGTAGAACCGGGCGCTACAGATTCCGAAGCCGCTGACGACTTTTACGGTAGTTTTCCAGATGCGTTAGAAGAACAGAAAGAAGCCATTTTATCTACACTAAGTGAAGAACTAAATGCTTTGGGCATTGCCGTGGAAGACGTAGAAGGTATTTTAGAGGGTATCGAAACTACCTTAGAAGACGTAGCCACCACTGACGATCTTGATGCACTGCGTGACAATATTAATGAAGACTTAGAAGAAAGTCTTAGTGCGTTAGGGTTAGATATAGAAGAAGTAAATGACATTGTAGATGGTGTAGCTTCTGATCTTGATACCCTTAGTGAAGATGTAGCTGTTGTTGGTGAAGCGGTAGAAACAGTTAGTGACCAGTTAGGTCAACCTGCTGAATTTGATGCTGAAGGCAATATAGTATCGGGATCTACGGGGTTATACGCAGAGATAGATGCTCTAGTAGCAGAAGGTGCTAGTCGTGCAGAGGCTGTAGATCTGGTTCTATCGGGTTTAGCTACCGAATTAAATACCACTAAAACTGATATTCTTGAACAACTTGGTACTACCGAAGCTAACCTTTCTACTGAAATACAAGCTGTTGGTGAAGCAGTAGAAACTGTTAGCGGTCAGGTCGAAGACCTCGATAAAGAACTAAATGATCGCATAGACGCGTTAGTAGACCAAGGTGCTACAGAATACGAAGCCTTATCAGGCGCTATATCTAGCCTCGCCTCAGATCTTGATATTACAGAAGAAAATATACTAAGCGCAATAGCGGAGAGTGACAGTGACATCAAAGCACTTATTGGCACCCCTGCTGTAGAAGACGACCCTAATACAGACGAAGATGAAAGTGCCCCTGCTACTGGGATATATGCTGAATTTGGCGAAACTGAAGCAAATATACTTGGCGCTATTGACGAAACAAACGTCAATATAGGTAACCTCAACGAACTTATCGTACAGTATGAATTAGATGGTAAATCGCGTGACGAAGCTCTTAGCCTTGCGCTCGGTGACCTATCTACTGATCTTGGGCTTACCAGAGACGAATTACTAACAAGTATTGGCGAAACCGAAGATACCATACTCACACGTATCGCGGAGTCAGAAGACAACACTAACGAATATCTCACCTATATTAGCAACATTATCGGTGTACCTACTTCTGAAATAACGCAAGAAGATATAGATGGTATTGTTGGGCTTCTGGGCGAAGAAGAAGCTATTACCGAAATCAATAACGATATACGTCTGTATGACGCTAACTTTGATGGTGTTATCAACGATCTTGACATTGGGTTATTGCAAGGGTTCGTTGACGCAGGAGTAGAAGGTGTGGGTGAAATCCCTGCTACTGGTTTGTACGCTGACGCTGCTCAACGCCAACTTGAACTACAAGGTTACATAGATGATTCAGCGGAAGTAACGCAAGGGTTAATCAGCAGTGAAGCGGCAGACACTAGGCAGCTTATAGGTCAAACCGCTTTGGTTAACGCTCTGGCAAGTGCGGGAGATTTAAGTGGTACCCGTGTTGACGTATCAACGCCTGACCCAGCAAGAATCAACTACATGTACGATTTTTCAGATATTTTTGCTACACCCCAACAAAGA